CGCGTTGTTGGTTTGACCGAGACAACACTCGCAAGGGGCTCGAAGCCCTGCGCCATTATCACCGCGCCTACAACGAGCGCACCCGCAAATTCAGAGACCAGCCCGTCCACGATTGGGCGTCCCATGCCGCCGACAGCTTTCGTTATATGAGCGTCGGTATGGAGCGCATGACCACTTTCGACGGCAAGCCCCCGCAACGGGTTGCCGAGATGAACTACAACCCGTTTGAGCATCAAGGAGCAGTTTGATGGGTTTCCTTAGTCCTAGCGTCCCCAGCCCGCCACCGCCCCCACCGCCGCCTCCCATAAGCCCCGACCCGCCTATAAAGCCCAAGGACACGAAGGAACCGGAGCGCGTGCAGCGCCGTGCAGCCCGCCGTCGTGGCACTCAGGCCGCGCGTGTGACAGGTGGCATGGGTCTTACAACGGAAGCGCCCACCACAAAGAAAACTTTGTTAGGCCAATAGTATGGATGACCCACGCGCCGCAATGCTGTTGAAGCGTTACGGCACATTGCAAACGCAGCGCCAGAACTGGGAATCGCATTGGCAAGAGATTGCTGATTACATTGTTCCCAGAAAAGCCGACATCACAAAAAAGCGCACATCCGGCGACAAGCGCACGGAGCTTATTTATGATGGCACGGCAATTCACGCCGCTGAGCTAATGTCGGCCAGCCTGCACGGCATGCTGACCAACGCTGCCACGCCGTGGTTTTCGTTGCGTTACGAGAACGACGAGCTAAACGGCGACGATGAGGCAAAGGAGTGGCTCGAGGGTGCGACCGATGTCATGTACCAGCACTTGGCGCGCTCAAACTTCCAAGAGCAAATCCATGAGCTATACAGCGACCTCGTTACGTTTGGCACCGCTGTCATTTTCATTGAGAACGACGACGACGACGGTTTCAGGTTTTCCACTCGGCACATTGCAGAGTGCTATGTAAGCGAGAACGAACAAGGGCGCGTTGATACTGTATTTAGGAAATACAAAACCACAGCGCGTGCAGCGGTGCGGCAATTCGGTGAGCAAGAGGTTACACAACGAATTGCAAAACTTAACGAACAAGACCCTTACGCTGAAATCGAATTGTTGCACATTGTTGCACCCCGTGATGTGCGCAACCCGCGCAAGCGTAACTCGGCTAATAAGCCGTTTGCCTCGATACATCTCGACCCTGATGACAAGATGATCATTGGGGAGTCGGGTTTTGACTCTTTTCCCTATTGTGTACCGAGGTTCCTCAAGGCCTCGTTTGAGATGGGCTACGGGCGATCCCCCGCAATGACGGCGTTGGCCGACACGCGCATGATTAACAAAATGTCCGAGGTGGTGATACGGGCGGCGCAGTTGCAAATCCACCCGCCGCTTATGGTTCCCGACGATGGTTTCATGTCGCCGGTGCGCACCACCCCAGGCGGTTTGAACTTTTATCGCAGCGGCACCCGCGACCGCATTGAGCCGCTGAACATCGGCGCCAACAATCCATTAGGTGAGTTGCAGTTAGAGCAGCGCCGCCAGGCGATCCGCGCCGCGTTTTACGTTGACCAATTAATTCTTGGCCAAGGCCCGCAAATGACGGCGACCGAGGTCATTCAGCGCACTGAAGAAAAAATGCGTCTTCTCGGCCCAGTTCTCGGAAGGCTCCAAGCTGAGCTTCTTCAACCGCTTATCGGTCGTTGCTTTGAGATACTCAGCGCGCAAAAGGCATTTGCCCCAGCACCCGCAGCACTGCGCGATGGCAACATCGACATCGAGTATGTCTCGCCACTAGCGAAGGCGCAGCGAAGCGGCGACGTACAGGGCATCTTGCAAATGATTGAGTTCTTGATGCCCCTCATGAATCTTGACCAATCGGTTGGCGATTACCTCGACACCGATGGCTTGGCCAAGCACATCATCAAGGTCACCGGCACGCCCGCCACTGTGGTGCGTGGCGATGGCGAGGTGTTGGGCTTGAGGCAACAGCGCGCACAAGCGATGCAAGCGGAAGCGGAACTGCAAGCGGCTCAGCAAATAGCTGAGGCGGCTGGCAACGCGGCGCCCGCCGTGCGTGCGGTGGATGAGATAAGCCCCGAGGCGCAACAAGCGATTAGCGCGGTGGCATGACGCCAAAAGATTTGAAAGCCACTTATCGGTCGGTCCTAAACAGCGAAGACGGCCAAAAAGTTCTTGAGGACCTGGGCGCCCGCTTTGGTTTGTGGAAAACAAGTTACACGCCAAACTCAGATGAGACGGCGTTTCGAGAAGGACAACGCGATGTCGTGTTGTTTTTGCATAACATCATCAAACAGAAAGAGAGGTAAGCAGTGTCCGAGGAACAGGTAGCGGAGGCTCCGGTCGAAACCGGGCAGGCACCGTCTGGCGAAGGAGATTGGCTTTCAACACTACCCCCTGAGCTAAGTGCCGACCCATCGTTGCAACAGATTGGCAGCGTTGAGGCAATGGCAAAAAGTTTTATCAACGCGCAAAAAATGGTTGGCGCGGAGAAGGTTGCCATCCCTGGCAACTGGGCAACCGATGAAGATTGGGACTTGGTATATAACAAGCTCGGTCGACCGGCTGAGTCCGGCGACTATGAGCTTGGCGAGTTGTCTGGCGATATGGCCGACTGGTTCCGCGATGCCGCGCACAACAGTGGCTTGACCGGACGGCAGGCCACGCAACTGGCGCAAGCATATGAAGAGTTCGCCGGTCAGTTTGGCACAATGTCTGAGGAAGCGATTGAGACGCAACGCGGCGAGATCGAAACAGAATTGCGGCAAGAATTTGGCGGCGAGTTTGACGCAAAAATGGAACGCGCCAATGAAATGTTGCGCGAGTTTGAAGCGCCTGACTTAACAGAGATACAGTTGGCAGACGGAAGTTTGCTTGGCGACAATCCTGAGTTGGTTCGGTTTATGGTTAAGCTCAGCGATTATGTTGCTGACCAGTTTGCTGAGGATGAGCTTGCCGGTCGTGATAGCCGACCGGGCATTAGTGAAACGGACTTGCAGGCGCGCATCAGCGACATGACGGCAAAGAACTCTCCTTATTGGGAGAAAATGCACCCCGACCACGACCGTGTGGTTGGCGAGGTGTTGCGCTTGAGAGAGCAGCTTCATGGATAGCGTGGAGTTGCGTTTGGAATGTCTGCGCCTTGCCGTTGAGTTTGGCAGTGCGCGCACCGTAAACGATCCCGTGGACTTGGCAAAAAAGTACATGGAGTTTTTAAAATCCGAGGATAAGCCTGCAAAGGCCCCCCGGCGCAAGCGTGTGAGTGACGCGGAGTAGCTGCCCCAAGCAGCAAGTGAGTCGGGCTTGCCCGGTAACTTACGCAAACGTCTTAACAACTCAACCGTAGGAGTTTTGGGAATATGAGTACCCAAATCACGACGGCGTTTGTGAATCAGTTTTCCTCAAACGTCTCAATGCTTAGCCAACAGATGGGAAGTCTGTTGCGGCCAGCCGTCGACGTTGAAAGCGTTGTCGGTGAAAAGGCCTTCTTCGACCAGGTCGGAGAGGCAGCGGCGGTAGCCAGAACGAGTCGTCATTCTGACACTCCACTTGTTACGACCCCCCACAGCAGACGTCAGGTTTCTTTAACCACGTTTGAATGGGCGGATTTGGTTGACGATGCGGATAAAGTTCGCATGTTGATTGATCCGACCTCCAGTTATGCCCGCGCGGCAGCCGCTGGAATTGGGCGTGCAATGGACGACACGATTATTGATGCTCTTGGTGGTGACGCAAAGACCGGAAAAGACGGCAGCACGACAACGTCGTTCCCATCTGGTCAAAAGATCGCCGTTGGCGGTGCAGGCCTAACGATTGCAAAACTCGTTAGCGCGAAAAAACTGCTCGATGCCAACTCGGTCGACCCAAGCATCAAGCGATTCATCGTTGTCTCGCCTGAGCAAATTGAAGACCTGTTGAACTCAACGACTGTCACAAGTTCAGATTTCAACACTGTGAAGGCTCTCGTCCAAGGTGACATCAATACCTTTGTCGGTTTCGAGTTTATCGTTTCCAACCGGCTAAAGGTCGACGGCAGTTCGGATCGCCTGTGCTATGCGTTTGCGCAGGACGGCATGAAACTTGCCATTGGTAAGGATGTCATGGCGCGCATCGAAGAGCGTGCAGACAAGTCATTTTCAACTCAGATTTACTACTGCGCGACATTCGGCTCGACCCGGATGGAGGAAAATAAAGTAGTTGAAATCGCGTGTTCCGAGTAAGGAGGACTGAATAATGGCTAATGTGAATCAGACTCTTGCTTCGAATTTCGTTGCAGACCCGCCGGTATTTTCCCCGGCCAGCCAATTGCACGGTTCCATGCGCGTTGCCGCTGGCACCATTGCTTTGGCTGCCGGTGATCTGTCGGCCACGGACACCGTAATGTTGGCACCGATCCCAACCGGAGCCGCCGTTGTTAGCATCAAGCTATACAACGACGACCTCGACAGTGGCACGACCAATACTTGCGATGTTGGGCTGTACACGAGCGACGGAAACGTGACGGCTAAAGATGACGATTGCTACGCAAGCGCCATCACCGACCTTCGCGGTGCTGTTACGACCGGCACGGAAGTTGCTTTTGAAGCGAGAAACATCAACCTAATGGGTCAAAAGGTTTTTGAAGATGCTGGCGACAGCACCGACCCCAACACCCATTACTTTGTGGGACTCAAGTTTGACGCCGCTGGCGATACCGCTGGCGACTTGTCGTTCTTGATTACCTACATCGTTGACTGATTGAAACGGGGGGCGCGAGCCCCCCGCTTCTTTTGAGGAATCACAATGGCATCTGACGTCGACATTTGTAACAGCGCGCTCAACATGATTGGCGCCAGCAATATTATTGCATTGACGGAAGACAGCCGCGCCGCGCGTGTATGCAATCAACGCTTTGAGTTTGTTCGCGACTCTGTATTCCGCGCCCATCCATGGAACTGCCTCATCCGGAGAACCAGTTTGGCGGCAGATACCGAGACACCGGCATTTGAGTTTGAGCATCAGCACACATTGCCGACAGACCCGTATTGCTTGCGGGTGCTGCGCGCCCAAGATTTGGACACCGTGTTCAGAGTTGAGGGCCGCAAAATTGTTTCAAGCACCACGCCATTCAAAATGATTTACGTTGCGCGCGTGACCGACCCCAACGAGTACGACCAACTCCTTATAGAGACGCTGTCTGCTCGCTTGGCCGCCGACATCTCTTACGCTTTGGTCAACAGTGCGGCGCTCACGCAAACGCTTTTCGGCTTGTATGAGAGCAAACTAAGCGAGGCGCGCTTTGTAGATGCCACAGAAGGCACGCCCGATAACGTAACCAACATCGACCGCGCAAGTTACAGCGAGAGCGACATCTTTATTAGCGCGAGGCTTTAGTGCCAAAAGTCAGTAAAGCATTCTCGACCTTTGCCGCTGGCGAGATCACGCCCAAATTGTTCGGTCGTACCGATCTCGGTAAATATGATTCTGGCGCTGCAACGCTTGAGAACTTTTTGGTGCAGCCGCATGGCGGCGTCACTCGGCGCCCTGGCACGCAATTTATTGCGGAGGTCAAAAACAGTTCAAACGCCGTGCGCCTAGTGCCGTTCGAATTCAATGTTGAGCAGGCCTACGTTCTCGAATTCGGCCCAACATATTTCAGAATTTACAAGGACGGTGGACAGGTAACATCTGGTGGCTCAGCGGTCGAGGTAACGACTGTTTACACCGCATCGGATTTGGATGGGCTGAAGTTCGCGCAGTCTGCGGATGTAATGTATATTTGCAGCCCATCGCATCCGATCTACAAAATAACCCGCACAAGTCACACGGCGTGGACTTTCACTGAAGTCACGACGCAGCGTGGCCCAATGCTGGACCAAAACACAACCACGACCACCATCACGCCAGACTCGCGCGACGGCACCATACGGTTGACCGCCAGTGGCAGCACGTTTGCAGCTACCGACGTCGGGCGTTTGGTAAAGATCGCAAGCGGGTTTGTGAAGATTACCGCTTTCACATCTGCCACGGTCGTGGATGGCGCGGCGCAAGAGTTGGAAGACGGACGCTCTGAGATATTACCCAGCTACGCCGCATCAACGATCAGTTTCCATGAGGGCGACCCCGATGGAACCGGCCTTGAGCATAACGACCGAATTGAGGACACGGCGGGTGAGTTTATCGACCAAGGTTTTGTAAATGGACAGACCATCGTCATCAGTGGCACGAGCAGCAACAACACCACCAGCGGCCACCTTATTGTTGATGTGACGGACACGGTTCTAACACTGGCGCCGGGCGCCGACTTGGCGAACGAAAGCGCCGGTTCAAGTTTTACGTTGCAAGGCAAACTTGAGGCTACAACCAAGTGGGCGTTGGGTGCTTTCAGCAACACCACGGGCTTTCCCCGTGCGGTTACGTTTTACGAGCAACGCCTCGTTTTCGCGGGTACATCGACTCAGCCGCAAACGCTGTTTTTTAGCCAAGGCGATGACTTTGAAAACTTTGAGTCTGGCACCGAGGCAGACGATGGCATCGTTGTTACGATTGGCTCAAATGTGGTCAATGTCATTCGGTTCCTTGCCAGTACGAGAAACTTGATTGTCGGAACAAGTGGCGGCGAGTTTGTGGTGCGCGCTGGCGCCAGCGACGAGGCCATAACGCCGACCAATATACAAATCAAACAACAAACCTCGCACGGCGCAGCGGATCAATCGCCGGTCCAGGCGGGCAACTCGATCTTATTTGTGCAACGTGCCAAAAGAAAAGTTTTGGAGTTGCAGTTTAATTTTGACGTTGATGGCTTTATTGCGCCAGACGTTACGCTGATCAGCGAACACATAACCGAGAACGGACTTGATGAGATTGTGTATCAGCAAGAGCCGTTCTCAATTGTGTGGAGTGTACGGGGTGACGGGCAACTGGCTTGCATGACCTACAAGCCCGAGGAGAAGGTAATTGGTTGGTCGCGCCAGATTGTGGGTGGCGTGTTTGGCACGGGCAATGCGGTCGTTGAACGCATAGCGGTGATCCCTGGCGATCTTGATGAGGATGAAATTTATCTGGTTGTAAAGCGCACCATCAACAGCGGCACGAAACGTTATATTGAGTACATAAAAAACTTTGAGTTCGGCACCGACGTCATCAACTCAATATTTGTGGATAGCGCGCTAACATTCACGGGCGTTACCAGCACGCTCTCATCTGAGATCAGTGCAACCGCCACAACCATTGCGCTTGCCGATAGCACATCGTTTCCCTCATCGGGCTCGGTAAAGATTGGCACCGAGGTTATATCTTACACTGGCAACAGCACAAACCAGTTGACCGGCTGCACCCGTGAGGTTTCGGGCGCTGCCGCCGTGCATGCGGCAGGCACAACCGTGACGCAAGCGGCAACAACGCTCTCAGGCTTGACCCACCTCGAGGGGCAAAGCGTTTCAATATTGGCCGATGGCTCTGTGCATCCAGACAAAACCGTTTCATCGGGTGCCGTAACATTGGACCGTCACGTAACAAAAGCGCACGCGGGCTTGGGTTACAACTCAACCCTAGAGACGCTGCGCGTTGATGCAGGCAGTGCGATGGGAACCTCGCAAGGCAAGATAAAACGCATCAATGAGATCACGGTACGCATGGACCGCACGGTGGGGCTCAAGGTTGGGCGCGATACCAGCAACCTCGACATTGTGCCGTTTCGCTCAAGTGCCGACTCAATGGACGCGCCGATTGCGCTGTTTAGCGGTGACAAAGAGATTGAATTCAACAGCACTTTTGACACAGACGGCAAGATAACGATTCGCCAAGACCAACCGCTGCCTATGACGGTGTTAGCTGTTTTTGCGACATTGAGTACGTTTGATCAGTGAGAATTGTACCTTTTGAAGCGGCGCACGGACGCGCGTTGCTTGAGGGGAACTTAAACGATGACCGCAACCGCCCATCGCCTTGGGTTGCGGATTTCATCGATGCGCTCGTAAACGAAGAAATGGCGTTTAGCGCCATCGATAACGGACACTTAATTTTGTCGGCGGGCGTGTATCAACTTTGGCCTGGTGTTGCTGAGGTGTGGTTTTTGGCAAGTGACAGATTGAGCAAACCAAGCGTCTCACTGTTTAGCCATATCAAAAGAGATTTGCTGAGGATTGCTGAAGAGCATGACTTGTGGCGATTGCAAGCGGTGACGCAAACCGGCTGGAACGATGCCGCGCGTTTGGCTCGTTTTATGGGCATGGAGAATGAAGGCACGATGAAACAGTTTGGCGCAAACCGCGAAGACTATGAAAGGTGGGCTTTAACACTATGACCGTTGGAACAGCTTTGTTTGCCGCTGGCACCGCGATCAGCGCCTACGGCCAGATGCAAACAGCAAAAGGCTTTGACAAACTTGGCGCCGCTCAGATGCAAGCGGCAGAGTTCAACAAATCAATAAGAGATCGCAACGCGCGTGTGGCAGAACGCGAGGCAGATTTGCGAGAGCGTGTTGGCGGTCGTGAGGAAGTTCGATTCCGCAAAAAGTTTGCAAAGTTACAGGCACAAGCAGAAACCGCATTTCGCAAAGGCGGCGTCGTGGCAACAACCGGCACGCCGTTGCAAGTGCTTATGGAAAACGCAAGTGAAGGTGAGGAAGAGGTGCAGCTTATTAAACTAGAAACCGCTGGCGAAGCCACCCGCTTGCGTGAGCAAGCCACCAATCAACGTCTTGCCGGTGAGGTTGCCTTGCTTGAGGGAGGGCAGCAGCGCATGGCCTCAAGCATTCGCGCAGATAGCGCTCGTTTTGAAGCGATAGCTAGCCTCTTTAAAGCTGGCGGACAAATCGCCTAATGCGAGTCCCAACTTACGAAAGCCAACGCGCAATCCCAAGGAGTGGCGGGCGCCAGT